ACACAAAGACCTCCAACTAATTTGAGAATTAACCATGGCTACTGACATTGATTGGGTCAGATTTGCTCTGGAAGCTGCATCAGCCAGCTGGTCTGAGGAGGAGATTCGTGACTTCATTAATCTCTTTCAGTACCAAGGCTTTGATGCTACTGTGATTCTGAGAAGACTCACTGAATTGTCAGAAAGAGCAGGTCAGGACAAGGCCAAACTTCATCGTGATTTGAGAGGTTTGATTGTCCTCCATCTTACAAGGGGCAACAAGTTGGCCAGTATTGAAAAGCGCTTGTCTGACGAGGGTAAAAAGGAGTTTGCAGCGCTGAGAGCTCGCTACCAACTTGTGGATAAAGCCAAAGAGGCTGAAGATCTAACTCTATCTCGCATTGCAATTGCCAATGCAGGATTGACTTGCAGACTTCTCCCTCAGGTCACCACCCATACCGCAGTTACACTGTCTAGGATGCAGAGCCTAAGTCCTGAGTATCCAGTGCACATGATGCACAATGCCTTTGCTGGGCTGATTGATGAGACAATGCCAGAATCAACCATCCGTGACCTGGTAGACGCCCACAGACTTTATCTACTGGAGTTCTCTCGCACCATCAATATAAAGCACAGAGGAATGGAGCCAAAAGCCATCCTAGATGCAAATGATGCTGCCCTCCAAGCTGGGCTAGCTAGTTCATTCCTGCCACCTGCAAAAAAACGTGAGTACCTGATTATGTTTAGGCTGGTGACAACTAATGCAGAGGCTACCAGACCAGTCCAGGCTGCGGCTGCAGTTCTTAGAGGCTTGCTCTAAGAATTTAAAATTTAGAATTTAATTCGGTCCAAATCAACCTAATTTCAAATTGGCTTCTAAAAGGGCAATTGCCCACCTACAGTTTCGTAATTGCAGGCCAGTCCTTGGTAAAAGACACATCCAAGAGCCTTTCTACCAATCCTGGAAATGCATTCCAGTGTTCTTGAATGTCCACTTTTCCTGGGTGTCTTTTAAGGTTCTCAACATCAGATTGAAATGGAAAGTCCAAATGTTTCTTCTTATGCCTTCTCTCTTTGTTCAACACCACAGTCTCAGCAGTGTCAAACCACACCCAGATCCTTTTGTCTTGCAGAGAGCCTCTTCTGTAGAGTCTCTCCTGCAAATCCAGAAAATGAAGCAAACAGACATCCTTAATCAAATTCTTGCCTGTGACCTGATTTGTTCCTAGGCCCATTTTCCTTGCCTTTCTGTAAACCTTTACCGCCACATTGTAAATCATCTTGCCTGTTGAAACTCTTGACTTCAGCTTTCGTCGTCTTTTCGGCTTTTGATCTCCAAAGCAGATGATGCTGGCAATGGTCAAAAACATCCTTTCAAGAGTCACCACCCAGAGAGCATCATTCCTCAGATACATGAAGAAGTTCATGATCAGAGGACGACATCTCTCCAAAGGCCAGCCAATGCCTGGAAGGATTCTCTTCCTGACATCATCATCAAAATTGATGGATCCAGACAATATTATTGAATGGAGTCCCTCGTCAACATCCAACCAACCAAGAGAGGAGTTGGTTACACCGAAGATTGGCATGTCCAGGCTTATCCATCTGGGAAAGTATCCTTCTTCCATCATGTCCCAGAGAGTGGGATACTCCATTCCTGGTCTCGAAAGACTATAACCAAAAGGAAGATCTTCTTCATGTATTTGGTATGATGCCATCTTTAAAGTTGGAGGGTCTTTGTGT